GCAGCATCTCCTAATTTGGTTAACGCTGGCAAAGCCGTAGTTAATAATTTAGCAAAAGCTAGTCCAAGTGCAGCAATTAAGGCACTAGGATTATTAGAGAAGAATTTTAATAAAGGTACTAATCCTTTATTTACTAAATTAGCTAGTTGTGTACCAACATTTAATAACGCGGTACTGAATTGTTCAAAGGGTGAAATTTGTACAGCTTTAGCAACTGCACCAAATTTTGCCTCACCTTCTGCTAATACTGCATTGGCAAACGCTTGTGTCTTTTCAAATTGTGTTAGAGTTTCAAATGTTTTGCCAATTGATTTTGCATATGCGTCAGCAGCGGGTTTAGTGCGTGTAAGTAAACCTAATTCGTCCAAAAGTTCTGGTTCAAGTTTACCCATACCACGCATTAAACGATCCACGGCGTCGCCCATATCACGACCAAGTGCCTGACTGGCGCCGCGAGCCACTACGATAGTTCTGCGCATTTGTTCCGCAGTAAAGCCAGCAGACGAACCGTAGTTCGCCATTTGTTGTGCGGCCTTATCTGTTAAAGCACCATCAGCTAATTTCTTAAGTTCTGCAGCTACACCACTAAGATTCTTACCAGTAGTTACTGCAAAAGCATCTGATGCTTGTTGTAATTGTTCAAAAGCGAATGATCTTTTAAAAGCTTCGAAAGCCATACTTGCTGCAAATATATTAGCTGCAAAGGTTGCATATAGACGAACTAGTCCACCAAGCCCCTCAGCTTGTTTAGCGAAATCTCTACCAGAAGCGCCAGTAGCCGCCATAGACCCTCTGGCAGCTCCGTATTCTCTGTTCTCTCCTCCACCTACAATTCCTTTGCCAGATGAAGTTAAAGCCGCCTGGGCCGCACGGGGTATTCCCCCCGCAGCTACAGCGGCTTGTTTCATATTTTGGTTAATGCTAGCTGCTTGTTTTGCAACAAGATCTACATTGCCAGTAACATTAACTTTATAGTCTACTATATAATTTGCCATTAAGGGGCTTTTTCCTTAGATTTTTGCTTCTTAGCAAAAATTTCTTGACGAGTAACGTCAATGATGGATATAAAATCTAGAGCAGTTCTCTGATCTTCAACTAGAAAAAGCTTAAATAACATCTCTAGTGGTCCTAAGTCTTTTCCTAAGTATGATCCAGACATGCCATCCCATCTATCTGGTAATCTATAATACACATCAAAAGCCTGTTGAACCTCATAAGGAAAATCCCCCATATCCGGGGGAATTTCACTTGGGTCTGGTTCACTACCCATGGCTGCACAAATTTCAAAATATTGTTCTTTGTCTACTCCAATATCTTTATTTTGTAAGTATAGGTTTATTAGCTCTTTGATTGTGCTGAGCTGCTCTTCGAAAAATTTGAAACATCACTAATAGTGTCAGTGATGAATCCATCAAAATCTGCACTACCCTTCATTAGAGCTAGCGCATTTGCTTCAGAGAATACTACTTCTTTTTCTAAGTCCGTATCTGGTACATTTACCAACATAAGCTTTACTAAGTGCTTAAGTTTTAATCCTGTCCATCCGCGAACTACTGCTTTAACATATAATTCCAAAAATAATTCATCATCTACTTCTTCAACTAGTTGTCGATTTTTAAACTTAGATGTGGTAGCTTTCTTACGAAATCTCATTAATTCATCTCGTGATTGAAATGCTACTTTAACCTTAAAGCCATCAACTCCGGGGAAGTCAACTTCCACTTCTTTTGACGGAACCGCTAAACTAGCGATATTTACTGCTACGTTATCTGTTGCCATTTTAAACCTTTCCTGGGTTCTTGATAGAAAACTATCGGTTGAAAACACCCGGACTGAATAGTCCGGGTGTTTTTATATCTTAACTTAATTAGGCTGCTAGATATCTTACTTTATACTCATTAGATGCAGTAATATCAAATAGTGCCGGATATGTTGCTGGTGCTAGTGTCCCTTGTGCTGTAAAGTTTAATGTTGTAGAAACAACGTCTTGAACATCAACAGAAGGAATTTGTACCATTGCTCCGTTAAATTGGTATTCAACGTGAGGATATCCCAATCCACCCATATTAACAATCATTGAATATTGATTGTCTGCTGTAGTAGCAGCTCCAGCAATAATAGCTGTTAGTAAGTCACTAGTTTCAGTAGTACCCCCAGTTCTTAAGTAAGCAGTCATATTTCCAGAGACAGCTTTAGTTCCAGTAAAATAACCAATTGGTTGATTTACAACTCCAATCACTTCTGGAGTTAAGTATGTTAAGTTATTATTAATACTAATAGTTCCACCAGTAATGGGGACTGAGTAAGCAGTATCTGCTGTAACAGCACCATTTGTCTTACCAAAGGCACCACCGGCCCCCTTTGCAATGGAAACTACTGATAACTTATTAGTAATAAATTGTGCTGTAGAGTCATAAGCTGTTACAGATGCAGCCAATTCTGCTGTACCTGCAGCGGCAACGGTTGTATAGCTTACACCAAAACCACTCCAAGCAACTTGTGCAATTTGATCAATTCCAAAATTAATTTCTGCGGAATTTAATGAACAATTACTAACTTTGTAATAAACAGTATCAATCTTAAAAATTAAAGCAAAAGGTGCAAGTTGGTGTACATTAGAAGCAGTAGTTGTTAAAATACCTGCTGCTGTATCTGCTTGTCCTGTTGTGGTACCATGAGCCCAAGCAGCCCCTTTATTACCTGTTTGAAATACATCAACTGCTCCACTTAATGCATTCCATAATACATTTTCTGCACATGTATTAACTGCTACAGGAGTAAATGTAGCCGCCCCCGTACAGGTTGCTGCTGCTACAGATAATGGTACACTAAATCTGCAAATTGTATTGCTACCCCAACGAGCTACAGGTACTGGGGTAGTACTATTACAATCAGTACTATTGCCGGTAAAGCCAGCAATCTTATAAAAACCACTGCTAGTTATAGAACCAGTTACTGTAGCATGTACATAATTATGAGTAACAACACCAGCAGTTAATACTGGAATAATTGAAGTACCCGAAGCCGCAGTAATTACACCAGATCCTAATGCTGTATTATATCTTGGTCTAATATAAGTACTAAATTTCCAATCTACAGGATTTAACTTAGTGTTGAATGAACGTTGTCCGCGATTTGGATTAGCTCCTGCCTCAGCAATTTGAATTGTTTGTTGGTCAGAACCTTGTGTAAAGGTATAACCATTTAAAACTTGAAGTTCTACCGTGTTGTGATCACCATAACCCGTTACATCCGTGTTAGTAGTGTAATACACTTTAGTATTGCGCGATAGATTTACGCCTACTGCCATATTAAATCTCCTAAAATTTCTTCTAGTTACGTGTTGTTAATAATTATTAACTTATACGCACTAGCTTTTAATAACCTGATACCTTGCGGTACAGTTTATTTCTCCTACGCCAAGTGGGGCCATTACGCCTTCATCGGTTTGGATAGAAGTTATCAGTATTTCCGCGGTCTGTTCCCCAACACCTGCATCGTACTGTAACTGCTCATTTTTTGTTATTACATACTCTATATCGCTAAGAAGATTTTCTAATAGCTCTTGTGAGTTTTCACCTTCTACATAAATCTTTAGTGATATATTTAAAAATCCCCATGTAAAATCAGCTGGTAAATACTCTCTGGATTCATATCCAGAGATTACACATACAGTAGGAAAGTCTTGAATCTCGTCATAGAATTTCATCTTTCCAAATACATTACCAGATACAGATGACTTATATGGTGCTGATCCATTAATTACTTTTAATTTTTCAATTAATGCATCTACTATTCTTGATCTTGCGCTCATACTCTTACCACCCTCATTTTCATTAGCACAAGTCTAATTGCTAATTCTTTAATACTTTCTCCAATAACTACCTTTGGATCCCTAGCCGTTGAACCTCTTGCAAAACCCGGTTCAAAGGTTTGATAAGGATATTTCATATAAGTATACGGAAGTCTAAGTGCTCCATCTTTATCCATTGTTCCGGGCAGTACTTTAGCAGAATTTGCAAAACGTCCAGTCCTATAATTTAATCTAGGAGAACCCATATTTTGTCTTATTGTTTCTGCTAATTGCATATTTATTAAATTTACTATATTTATAATATTTGTTTGATCTTTTTCGCCAATATTTTGAGATGTAACTTTTTTACGTTTAGTTAGTACAAGTGGTTTAATACTTGGTTTTGGGAGATTTTGTTTTTTAAATCCAGGATTTTTAGATGTAAAAATTGGTAATTTAGTTTTTTTACTACTGGCAATATTATTAGAAGAGTCGTTTTTATTTTTTCCAGTAATAAAATTACTGTGTATATTATCTCCCATCATTTTTAAAATACTAGGAGATCCTTCTACTTCTAATAAACCTTTAAATTGTGATCTAATACTAGAGGATAATTGTCTACTTTCTTTTGTATTACTAAAAACATCAGCTGTACCAGATAATAATTTTAATATAAAATCTTTTAAAGGCGCGGTACTGGCATTAGTAATAGTATTTACTAAATTATTAGCAATTAATTTTTCTACTGATGCTCCTAAAACCATATTTACACCAGTAAATTGTGGGAAAGTGAGCTGTCTAACTTTTCCAGCAACTTTATAAATACTATCTGCGTTTAATTTTGGTTCTATATCTAAAACGGCATGAATTTTACCTTCCGCCATTCTTTTTGTAAAACCTATAGTCACATCTATTATTGAATCAAATAATTCTTTTGTACTAATCCCATATTCCTTAGATACAGCATCCATAAAATCGCTTCTTGTAGAAAGTTGAACTAATTCACTTTGCATTAGTTGTAGTTGTTTAGCAATTAAAGGATTTTCTATATTTGGTGCAATTTGATGTATTTTATTAAATATTATAGTCCCAACGGTATTTATAATATTTGAAGCATCTTGTTGGTGACCTATATCGAATCCTCCAACAGTAGCTAATTGAGTTCTATAAGTTTCTTCTACAGCTTCTGCTCCATATGCTTGTATATCTCCATTTTTTTCATCTGTTCTCATTAATACTTTAATAATTAATTCTTTTACAGCTTGATAACCTACAGCCCCAGTATCGGCAGTTAATGCTTTTGATAATAAATCATACTCTCTACCATAATTATTTTCTCCGGTATCAATTATTATTCTATTTCCTTGTTGAATAATACCAGGTCCTAAAGTGCGGGCTAATCTAGATACAGACATAGCGTAAGCTTTTGCCATTAAACTATAATCGGCTGCAGTAGCTGGTATATTTGCTGCTTCTAATAAATTTTTAAATTCGTTAGCTATAATACTAACATCTAATACTAATTCATGTACTGCTAATTCAGAACCCTTTCTATGTAGTTTAGCTAAACTTGCAAAACTTTCTCCACTTTTTAAAGTTGGAGCAACTTTAGTTTTAAGAGATTCTGATAGCGCTTGTATAACCGCCTGAGACATTAGTGATGCCTATAAATTTCTAATACTCTTTTAATATGTGATGGAAAGTCTACAGATGGAGTATTTTCAATGCTGATCTGATTTGAATTTAAAGCAGCGCGAGGCACCGATTCGCGTCTAATATAAAAACGTACTAAATCTAATACTGCCAACTTTAAATCTTCTGGAACATCAAGGAATCCACCATGATATACAATTTTAACTGCATTTGGTCCAGTACTGAATCCATATACTTCATCGTATAAACAATAGATATAATCATTTTGTTTATCAACAACATACTCAGTATCAACTGTTCTTGTAGTATATGACTCAAATGGAGTACTTCTTGTTTGTAGAGATACTACATTAATAATAGGTTGTTCCATTGTGTAGATAAAAAATCCGCCATCACTACAATATTCAGTAGCGGAAATACTAGAGGCTGTTGTTGCTGTAGATGCGTAGTCTACAAATGTCCGTCCACAGTAATTTTTTACTAGAGCACTAACAGATGGAATTAATAGTGTTAATTTATCATCTTCCGCAGAAGATTGAATTTTAGCATATGCTTTGTATTCTGCGATTGTAATAAGATCAGTTGCCATTAAAACTCCGTTAATAATCTTGGAAAAAACTCCGTATCAGTAAAAATGGGCGAGAGCCATAATAACTCCCGCCCATTTATTTTCATTCTTAAATCAAAATTATGAGTAAATATACTTTCCTACAGCATTACCATTAACTGATGTAAGTTGTTGGAATGCAAGACGTTGTGTAGCAACTAACAACTTTTGTTGCTTTTCAATATCTACCGCATTTTCTAAGCGTAGAGACTTGTAATTACCTGTAATGAAGTTGGCTGTGTTGATACAAACCACTCCACACTCTGTTGCGCCTTTTGTCGCAAACTCACCAGAAACAATAACAGGAGATCCGTTGCAAGAACCAATTTGACCAGTCAGAATTGTAGCATTAGGTCCAACCTTATCCATTGTAGTAAATGTGGTGTCGTCTAATAGATCATAGTAAGCATCAGTAGATACAAGATACTTCAGATCCGAAGGATTAAGTCCCCAAACACCCATCTTACGACGAACAGCTTGTAATTGAGCTACAGTAACTTTTGTAGTTGCAGTAATAGTTACAGCATCGCCAGCAGTTGCCCATGTAGCAATACCCTTGATAGGATCTACACCTGAAGCGGCGCCGCGAAGATGTGCAAGGTCAATTGACTTTGCCTGACGACGAACAATAGCAGCTTGCACAATAGGCATAATCGCTAAGAACGTATCGTCTTCTTCTTCATACGTTAGGAATTCTTTGGTTGCTAGCTTGTACGCTGTAAGTGTTAATTCTTTCAGAGTGTGAGTCTTAGCAGTACCTGACGAAGATGTTGTACCATAATCTGTAGACAGTACCCAAGTTGAGTATCCGGCTTCAGGATTTACTGGCATACGTAGAATATTACTAGGCATATTCATATTAGTGAATAGACTTGCAACAACTAATTGTCTACGAATTTCTTCTACCATTTGTGTAGTAACTTGATCTTCCCAAAAAGCAGAAGCAACGTGTACACCATACTTTTCAACTAATTTACCAGCATACTTGGTATCTTTAACATTAACACCTAAGCTTTTTGCTAGAATAACTGCTGAGGCTTTTTCAGCCATAGTAGGTTCAGCTCCACCCTTATTGTCACTAAAGTCAACACCGGGTGTGCGTCTTGCATTAGCAACTGCATTAACTTGTTCAGCTTGTTCTTTAATAGCTGCGGTCAGTTCTCCAATTGTTTTCTTAAGATCGGTTACGTCGTCAGTAATGCGCTTTTCAACTTCAGCTACTAACTTTTCTGCTCCCGTTTGACCCAATTGAATCATCTCGTCGCGAGCCTTATCAGCAGCGGCTTGCGCAGCAGCTTCGTCAGCCTTTTTCTTGTCAGCTGCAGCAACGGCATCTTGAGCTGCTTTTGCAGCTGCTTCACCGATTGTAACTGTAAGCTGGTCTAGAACTTCTTTGTCCATTGTAAATTTTTCCTTTTTATTAGTAACGACAGGATCTGCCTTACTAAATGACTTCTTAAACTCGGCAAATTCTGCCGGATTGTTGAAACACTTTGAAACATCGAAGAGACTGTCTTGATTTGCGGGAACAGATACTACAGACACCTCGTATAATTCGACATCCTTTATTACAAAAATATCCGTAAGTTTATCGTAGTCTGCTTCTTTGACACGAAATCCTACAGAAAAAGCTTTTAAAATTCCCTCTTTAATTAAATTGTAAACTTCAGTAGCACTAGCACTAATCTCCGCAACAATCTTTAATCCATTCTTATCGACAGATACAGATATTGCTTTACCAATAGGTTTGGAATGATTATGAAAAGCAAGAATGATGGGGTTTTTCGAATAATTATCCAATCCGCCCTTTTGCCATGCTTCTTGTACTATCACATCGCCTTGCCTATCTTTTCCAGTAGTGTTTGCGTAGCCAGTAATTTGTAGTGGCTTATTATCTTCTGAAGCTTTTTCAACAGTAAAAGGGATTGATAGTTCAAATACTTTATCCACATTTATCCTTATGGTTTAGGGCTTGGAGGTTTTCCGCCTTGCGTTGGATCAACTGCCGACCCTGCTATATTCTTTGGTTCTCTTATTTCGTCCATTTTAGAATCATCTAATTTCTCCCACCTTAGCTCCACGCGAGCCTCATTGGGCGTGATAATCCCTCCATTGACTAATCCCACATAAAATTGACTGGCTTCTGACATTTGTGGTTGAAGTGCAGAAATTTTCTCTGTTTCAGCTTCAAGGTCATAACCATAAAAACGTTCAAAACAGCTTGTTACAGAACGAACCAAAGGTACTACAGTTTCTAAATAGAACAATTTAAGGTTTGGTGCTATGTTTGCATTATTTCCACCATCTAGTAAAATTGGTGGAACACCCAAAGCCTTTAAAATTGATTTTTCTTTGTTACCTATGGAGTTTTCAAAGTCTAACTCTGAAAAGTTAGTATCAGACAATGTGTCTACTTTTAAACCCCCATCCAAAATCATCGGTCTACGTCCCCCGGTGCTTGGATTATACCTTGCTGTCCAGGTGTTCAACATCCGCGTTTTAGCGGCTTCACCTAACACGTTTTCACTTGTTAGTACGAGGCCTGGTACAGCTCCATTAACGAAGAAATTCTGTTGGAAATTAATCATTTTTTGAAGCGTTTTAATACTGGTCTCCGCAGACGACAGTCGCGAAGTACCTCTATATATTGATTTACTAGAATTATCTTTAATGTGAATTACAACTTCTGGTGACAATATTTCTGCCGATCCAGAATATTTGTATCCGCTAACGTATGTTTTCTTATCAGTAACAACTTCTACATTACTCGCAGGTAAATGGTATTGTTCACCATTTTCCGCAAATATAAATGCATTTCCCTCTAAAACTAAATCTTGATATATCAACCTGCGAAAGGAATTAACATCTTGAAAAGGGTTTGGAGAATGATTTAACATCATATCCAAAGACTTAAGTCTAGTCCCCATAACTACAGGAGTATATCCTTTTAACTGTTCTGTAACTGTAATGTCAAAACTTGCGGCAGCATTAACAATCATATCGACTCCACGACGAACAACGTCTATATCACGATATGCTGTATCATAAAATACTATTTTACCATCATCTGCAACTGAACTACCCTCTTCTTGTTGTATTAGTGGTTGTACCGGATTAAGTTTCTCGATCAGCCTTTCCCATAAATTCATATGTTCTACCTAATTTTGCTGCCTGAATCGATATCCAACGCTTCTGCTTTTCAGCAGTAGATAGCGGCGGTGTGATCCCGTAAATCTTATGAAGACGTTCATTGTGGTCATGTTTACATAATGTCACTGTTTCATCAAATAATTCTTTCTTGTGTTCTTCACTAAAACGCTCTCGAACAGCAAGTACATCGTCATCAGTATCGACTTTAAGATTGTTCTCTTTTAGCCATTTTTCGAATAACAATGTAACAGAATAGAAGTGATGAAATTGAAGCTCATCTGTAGTTCCACATAATGCGCACTCTTCGGCTTTTTTATATCTTCGTTTGATACCATCTCTAACCCACTTAACAGCAAGTCTTTTATTATCTGCTTTCATATTTAGGTTAAATTTTCACTTACTACTATTATAGCATAAATTAGGAGCGGTTTGTCAACTAAATTTTTCAAGTACCAAATTTTAGGCGAAAAAAGAGGCGACCAGCCATGCGGCCGATCGCCCCCAAAAACCTTAGTTTTTAGAATTTATAAGTTACGCCAAGATTCCATCTATTAACATCGTAGTTACCATATCCAATATCGTAACGCGTTTCAATTGCGAAAGATTTGGTTAGATTAACTCCAGCACCCAGTGCCCAAGCTTGTTGCATAAATCCATCGCTCTTAAATCCGTCGCTGTAGTTAAAAGCTGTCATTCCATAAAAATTACCATATCTAGCAACGATTCCAGGTTCTAATTGATAACTCCAATATTGATTATCAAGAGCTCCTAAAGTACCAGAGTTGGCTGCAACTCCGACTCTAACATATGGTGCAATAGCCCACTCAGCCTTATCAAAATCTTGGTTAATCCAAGTAGTCACACCAAATCCGTAAGAACCAAATGTCCCGGAATTTGAAAGACCATGTCCATATTTAGCATCCCACTTAGCAAGTGTTGCTGCTTCTGCTGGACTTAATGGTGAGAAAAACTGTGGACGAGGTGGAATATTAACATTA